CACACGCCAATCCGTTAGTCAAATTCAGAATGGTGCGGATATTACGGCTCCACCCCTTAATGCTGAATTTAACCAACTACTAGCAGCCTTCAATGCCGCAAGCGGTCATGGACATACAGGTGCTACGGGCGATGCGCCACCTATACCCCTAGCAACTTCTCTTTCTGGTTACCTACCTGCAGTACACGGCGGTACAGGCGGTAGAAATAATAACTCTGCTTCTAGCAACCCAACAGTGACAGATGACAGCGGGTCAGGTTATGCAGTAGGCTCTGTATGGCTCAATACAGCTAACGACAGAATATTTATCTGTGTAAATAATACTACCAATGCAGCTTTATGGAATGAAGTTGTAGCCAGTGACGGCTTAAAGTTTCATCCAGAAACAACGAATACTGTAGATATTGGTACATCGTCTAACCGCTATAAGAATATGTACCTCTCAGGTACAGCTACTATTCCTACAGTAACTTCAACTACAATAAACTCAGGCACTATAACGACTACTGGCATGGGTACATTCCCTACAGTAAATGTAGACGGCGGTACGGTAGACGGTACAGTTATTGGTGGTAATTCACCTAGCGCAATCACTGGTACTCAGATCACAGCTAACAGTGGATTTGTAGGCGGGGTCACTGGTGATTTAGTTGGTAATGTTACATCTACTGGAACTTCTGGCTTCAATAACATTACTGCCAGCGGAACCATCCAAGGTGCTGTAACTGGTGACATAAGCGGTAACGTCACCTCGACAGGTACATCTGCATTTAACAATGTGACCATAGCAGGTACATTGAATATGGATGGCTCTACGACTGCTACTATTACTAATCTTTCTGCCCCAACAAACGCCAACGATGCAGCACGAAAAGTAGACGTAGATAATGCGGTAGCTAATCTAGTAGATAGTTCACCCGCCGCCTTAGACACTCTCAACGAGCTTGCTGCAGCCATTGGTGATGATTCTAACTTCTCTACCACCATGACCAATGCTCTTGCGGGTAAAGTGGCTGATACGGGAGATACGATGACAGGTGACCTGATTATGTCAGGCGGCGTTACTGTCACAGGTCTACCATTGCCAACAGCTAATAGTGAGGCTTCAAGCAAACAGTATACTGACCAGCAAGATGCTCTACAGGTTACCAAATCTGGCGATACGATGTCAGGTTCTTTGGCTATGGGTGGCAATAAGATTACGGGTCTTGGAACGCCCAGCGCTAATACGGATGCCAGCACTAAAGGCTACACAGACGGGATACTAGGCTCTGCTACAGCGGCTTCTGCAAGTGCTGCGGCTGCGGCTACCTCTGAGGCTAATGCAGCTACTTCAGAGGCTAATGCAGCGCAATCGGCGGTTTCGGCTGCTACCGCCATCACAGCCTCACAGCACTTCTTAGACACATATTTTGTATCAGCGAGCGCCCCCTCTGGGTCTAATTTAAGCACAGGAGATCTGTGGTTTGATACAGCCAATAACTTGATGAAAGTTTACGGTGCTAGTGGATTTCAAAACGCAGGTAGTTCTGTAAATGGTACGGCAGAACGTAAAGATTACACAGCATCAGCCAACCAAACTTCATTTGCCGCTACATATGATCCCAACTTTTGTGACGTATACTTAAACGGCGTAAAACTAGCACCTTCCGATTTCACGGCAACCAATGGTTCAAGCGTAGTATTGGCCTCTGGTGCGGCGGCGGGGGATGCGGTTTCTATAGTTTCTTACGGAACTTTTTTATTGGCAGACCATTACAGCAAAACAGCAGTCGATGCTTTGATCGACGATGTAGAAACATTAGCATTGGCAGGATTATAACATGGCTATAAATACGACTACTTTAGAAGCGAACCTCACAACTAAAATTAACGCAACCAGCGGAAGTACAGACGGCAAGGAGTTCTTGCTTCTTGGTAAGGCTGTCGAGGCACTAACCATTCCAGTATCCGTTTCCGACATGACAACGGAAGGTACTACTCAGGTAGGTTTGGTTAATACAGCGGGTGCTACTCAGGTAGCGGCTGTAAATGCGGCTGGGTCTACTTTTGCTCTTAAATCTCAAAACCTTGGAGATATTCCTGATCCAAACACAGCCTTGTCCAATTTAGGTTTTGCAACTCAGTTTAACTCACCATCTAATAACCAAGTTATTATGTGGAATAATGCTATTTCTAAATGGGTTAACGGAGATAATATTAGTCCAGTTAACACGGCGGCAACAAACCCGCCCTTTACCAATGCAACTGCTTACGTCCTTGGTGATCTTTGGGTAAACTCGTCTACGGCTGAAATATTTGTTTGTACAGGCGTTGATGCAACTGTCTCTCCCGTCGAACATATATGGGTTGGAACAGAAGGCACTACCATTGGTATTGCTCAAGGCGAATTTTTGTTCGTAAATGAAAATTACCAAGGCTATTATGATGCTAGCTATAGCCTATTTACTACTACATTTACCGTACCTGCTGGCGTGACTTCTATGTCGGCTGTTTGTGTGGGCGGCGGCGGTGGGGGTCATAGTACATGGGCAAATCCAGCGGGCGGCGGTGGTGCGTTGGCTTGGGCTAATAACATTACAGTGACTCCGGGTGAAGTGATCACAGTGGAAGTTGGTAATGGTGGCGGTATTGGTAACCACGGAGGAGATACAAAACTAAAAAGGGCAAACAACACACTTATATTTGGAGCAGCAGGCGGTAAGCATGGCGCAACTACTGTAAACGATATTGCGGCACCGATTTCTGGCTCTTCAACTCCGGGTAATAATGCTACTGGTAGAGGCGGTCTGTGTTCGAGTAATGGATACGGTGGAGGAGGCGGGGCAGGCGGATACTCAGGACATGGAGGGAACGGCTCGTACACTACGTCTGCTATCAGTAACGCTAACACTAACAGCACATTTAATAATAGCGCCAACGGTTCTGGAGGTGCTGCCAGTGGTGGAATTGGATATGGATCAAGCACTTACGGCCACGGAGGTGGAGGTGGAGTTGGATTGTATGGAGAAGGGGAAAGTGGTTCTGTAGCTGACTTATCTCAAGTATCTAATTCTTTTCAACAAGACATGCGACATGCTGGACGCCCCGGTTCTGGCGGTGAAGCTGGGGTAAACAATCACAACCAATCGGCTACTGTTCAAGGGGCAAATACTAATCTATCTGAAGGATATGGGTACTTTGGTAATTGGAATAATACCACAAAATCTTTTCCTAGTATGTCTGAAGATGGCACAGTGAAATCTACAGCAGATGCAACTACCGCCACTGCAAGAGGCGGACATTTCGGGGGCGGTGGTGCTGGTTCTGGCACAAGCGCCAGTGCTTATTCTGGGGGATTCACTGGCGGCATGGGCGGCGCTCGTGTGCTTTGGGGATCTGGACGATCCTTTCCTTCTACGAAGGTAATGAAAATGACCAATTTCAATCCAGATGGTACAACTTATTAAGGAATTAAGTTATGACAACTTCTACTCAAATAGCAGAAGACGCTGTACGGGGTTTTAGAACCGCCATACTCGCATCAACTGACTGGGCGGTTCTGCCCGACACGGCGCTTACTGACGCAATTAAAACTAAGTATGAAGGCTACCGCCAGTACTTGCGAGATTTACCATCAAATATGAGCGAGGATGAAGTTAATTCGTTTAATGAAAGCGACATCCTTGATTTTGATGCTTGGGTCACGGCGCAGGGGTAATTTTCAGTAAGGAATCTAGCTAATGTCTAAGGCAAGAGAACTAGCCGACTTTATAAGTACTGGTGAGGGTGTAGGCATCCTTGCTGATGGTGCAATAGCATATTCAGAAGTCACAGGTACGCCTACCTTAGCGGCTGTTGCTACTTCTGGCGCTTATGCGGATGTAACAGGTACGCCTACCCTTCCAACTGATTTTGTAAGTGCTGCATCTGGTGGTACGTTTGGGGGTAATATAGTTGCACCTCGTTTGGTGGATTCTGGTAACTCAAGTTATCATGTTGATCCGTTTGGTACATCTGTCATGGCTTATGCTTACCTGCAACAGTCGTATGCTCTAAATCTTGTGCTATCAGGAACCACCCCAACAGTTACGGCGGGTACACATAGTAGTGCAAGCCTAACGACTTCAGGTAATACAACATTTACCTTTAGCGTAACTGGGGCAAGCACAGGTTACTTACTTGGTTTTGTTTTACGATTAACATCAGGCGGTAGTCACACGATTACATGGCCTAGCTCAGTAGATTGGGCTGGGGGTTCTGCCCCTGATGCACCAGCGTCTGGAGAGACTGACATCCTAGTTTTTACAACTATGGATCAAGGGTCTAATTGGTATGGCGCAAGAGCCATCGACGCTGCCGCCTAATAAAAAGGTATACGATGTCAAATAGAAATGTATTTCAGGCTCTACAAAGCGCTGGTGGTGCGGGCGGTGCTGGCCTTGATGTGAATGAGGTGTTCTCAACGTATTTGTACACTGGCACAGGCTCTGCACAAACGATTACCAACGGGCTTGACCTTGATGGCGAAGGTGGTTTGGTTTGGATTAAAGATAGAAGCAGTAGTACTAACCATAGTCTTGTTGATAGTGAGCGTGGTGTTGATTATTGGTTAAGGGCTAACACTACTGATGCTCAAATTAGCTTTAGTGGTAACAGTCTTTCACCTATGTCCTTTAACAGCAATGGTTTCACGACATCTGATTACGGGGAACAGGGTTATAGCGGGAATGACTTCGCCTCTTGGTCATTTTTAAAGTCTAAACGCTTTTTTGATATTCAAACTTGGACGGGGGATGGAACAAATAATAGAAAAATACCTCACAATCTAGGCAGCGTACCCGGCTGCTACTTCGTGAAGCAGGTTAATGATGGCCGTGGCTGGAGCGCCTATCACAGAGGCGTAAACGGCGGCACAAACCCTGAGCAGTATGTTATGAATCCCGCCGACACAGACGCACAGAATGACGTAGACTATTGGAATGATACAGCGCCGACATCTACTGAGTTTACTATAAACAACTATGCCCCAATAAACGAATCTGGCGGCACATACGTTGCCTATTTGTGGGCGCACAATGACGGTGGTGACGGTGAGTTCGGCCAAGATTCTAACCAAGATATTATCAAGTGCGGGAGTTATACTGGTAATGGCTCTGCTACTGGGCCAAGTGTCAATCTTGGGTTTGAACCTCAGTGGCTTTTAATCCGTAACGTAGATAGAGTAGATGATTGGGTTCTTATAGACGCCATGCGGGGGATACCCTCATCTAGTGATGGCCCTGCTGTGTTAAGACCGGAAACTAACGCCCCAGAGAAACCGTCAGGGTCTGGTTTTTCACAGGCATCTAGGGTTGACCTAACGGCTACGGGGTTTGATGTAAAAAGCAGCAACTCAAGAGTAAACGGTTCTAGCCAAAACATGATCTACATCGCCATACGCCGTGGCCCACTTGCGCCGCCTGAGAGTGCGACTGATGTGTTTGATGTGAACCTAACAACAAGCAATCAGTTTGTCACAACAGGTTTCCCTGTCGACTTACAGATTGGTCAATACACTGGCGGTGGCGAAAACTATATTGTTGACCGCATGCGTGGCATGTCTACGTCTACAACAGGCAGCATGAAGTATATGCTTACTCGTTCTACAGGTGCTGAAGCAAGTAACACTGGTTCACTAGGCTTTAACGGATTTGTTCAAAATGGTTTCTCACATACTTTAGGTAACTTTGAACAAGCTCTTTGGTCTTGGAAGCGTGCGCCTTCTTACATGGACTGCGTTG